GTCCAGAACGGGCTCAACAAGACGTTCATCGACCTCCTGGCGGCGGCGGACACTACCGGCTTCCGCAACTACACGATGACCGGCGGAGACCCGAGCGGTATCACGACCGCTCCGGGATCCTGGCTGTACGCCACGGACCCGGCCGCTAAGATCTCCGCCATCGACGCCGCGGACCTCTCGGGCCTGATGGACCTCAAGGACTCTATCGCCGCGGACATCGCCAAGATCACGCGGACCCCGCTCTCGTACTTCCAACTCACGGGCCAGGTAGCAGCCGGCGACACGCTCAAGGAGCAGCGGCAGGGGCTCACGAGCAAGGCGCGGGACCGGCAGACGACCTTCGGCAACTGCTGGGAGGACGTCCTCTACATGGGCCGGAAGCTATGCCAGGAGTTTGGGCCCGGTATCGACCAGACACAGAGCATCAGGACCCTCTGGGAGGACGACGAGAAGCCCGATCTGAACGAGCTAGCCGATACCGTGGACAAGCTCAACCGGGCGGCGGCGGCCTCTACGGAGACCAAGGTGAAGATCCTGCACCCGGAGTGGGACGTGAAGGAGATCGCGGCGGAGGTTGACCTCATCCAGAAGGAGCAAGGGATGGCGGTCCCGACCCTTCCGCCCGTGGGTTGATGGCCACCGTAGACTTCCGCCCCTACGTCCTGAGGATAGGCCGCCGCAAGTGGCGTGTCGGGCCCGCGCCAGGCTCAGAAGCGTACAAAGTGGTGGATGAGATCCCGCACATCGTTTTTCGCATCCGCTTGGAGCCGGTCCCCCGTTGGAAGCTCTGGGTGCGCTAGGTGGAGGCCGCGCCGACCTTCCTGGTCGCGGACCCCGCGGACGTCCTGGAGCTCACCGCCCTGTGGGTCAAGCTCCAGGAGGAGCAACGCATCCCGGCCTGGTACTGGTTCCTCCTCGTGACGCCCCCGGGATGTGACGACTGATGCCGGTCTCGCGCCAGGTAGCGGAGCAACTCGCGCAACAGGTCACGGACCTCTACCGCGCCGCGGAACAACGGATGCTGGAGCGGATCGCGTCCAACCTCCGGAAGGGTCTCGACAGGCCACAGTGGGCGGAGGAGAAGCTTGCCCAAATGCGGTCCTACAGACGACAGACACAGGCCCTCATCAAGGACCTGGAGGAGGAGGCGCGGACGGGGGTACAGACGGCTCTCACCGAGGCCTACGACCGTGGGGGACTCGCTGCCGTACAGGACGCCCAACGGATAGCCGGCAAGGGAGCCCTCGCCGCCGGCCAGGTCGAGCCCCTGGCAGGCCTCCAGGCGGTTGAGAAGCTCGTAGAGGAAACGATGGGCTACCTCCACGCTACCGGCCCGCGGATCCTCGGCTCCACCATGCAGGCCTACAAGGGAGCGGTGGAGGCGGGCCATACGGCGGAGCTAGAGCAGTCGATAGCAGAGGGCATAGCCCAAGTTCGCCTCGGCGCGGCCACGCGCATACAGGGCTCCCAGACGGTCCTCGACAACTTCGCGAAGCACGGCATCACAGGACTCGTGGACAAGGCCGGGAGGGGCTGGGACCTCTCGACCTACGCGGAGATGGCGGTCCGGGCCGGCACCACGAACGCGGCGGTCGCCGGCCACCTCGACACCCTCCTGGCGAACGACCTCCCGCTGGTGATCGTGTCCGAGGACGGAGCCCCGTGCCCGTCCTGCGTGGATTGGGAGGGCCAGATCCTCAGCATCGAGCCGGGCAACCCCGAGTACGACAGCGTGGAGGACGCGATGGGGGCGGGACTCTTCCACCCCGGCTGCAAGCACGACATCTCGGCCTACCAGGAGGGCTACACGCGCCTCTACCCGGAGAAGTCCGAAGCGGAGTTGGCGGACGAGGCCCAACTCTACCAGGACAACCAGAAACTCCGCGGCATTGAGCGGGAGATCCGGAAGTCGAAACGGATGGAGGCCGTGGCCCTGGACGACAACGCCAAGGCGGCGGCCCACGCCCGCGTCCTCCGCTACCAGGCCCAAGCCCGCGAGCACGTCGCCTCGACGGGATCTATTCGCCAGTACGCCCGCGAGGGAGTGAAGCGGGCTCGTTGACCGAAGTGGTATCGTTCACTCGACCTGAGGGGGTACACATGGGCGGTAAACCAAGCAAGGGGACCCCGGCGGACAAGCGGCTCAAGAGCAACCAGAAGCCCGCCGCGCCAGGGCCCAAGACTCTGTTCGGGGGCAAGAAGGCCCCGCCGTTCAAGCCGAAGAAGAGTTCGTGATGGTCTCCCTCCTGACGGGGGCCGGCCACTACGTCCTGGCGGAGAACGTCCGCCGGCTCCGCGCCGCGGAGATCCCGGAAGACGAGGCCGTGTCCATAGCTATGAGGACAGCCTGGGAGACCGCCGGCAACACGAAGATCGGCCCCGTGGTAGAGGTCGAGACTGTCCTCCAGCGCGAGAAGTACCTCTCACAGATGAACCTCACGGAGCTACGCGAGGCCGCGGACGCCGCGGGTGTCCTCTGGGTAGAGTCCGAGACCAAGGCCGCCCTCCGGGGGCGGATCGAGGAGGCCCGGGCGAAGGCCCTGGCGGATCCCCTGTGAGTGACGAACCCACCGATATGCACGGACCTACCGAGGAAGCCCAGAAGACCACAGAGTTGTACGCCCGCTGCAAGGTCTGTGGAGCGACCTGGCAGGTACAGAGCGAGGTCAACACCGACACGATGGGCTGCCGGTTCTGCAACGCTCCGGCCCGTGCCGTGACCATTCTCAGCGAGGCCCCCGGATTCGGGGGCACGGTAGTCCGCTAGACCCTTCGAGGGAGATCTCCAACCGGGCGTGATGCCCAAACCAAGGAGGCCGGGATGGCCGACGAACAGAAGACTCCGGAACAGGAAGTAGCCGAAAAGGCCGCCGCGGATGCGAAGGCCGCTGCGGACGCCGCTGCCGCGGGATCCGCCCCTCCCGAGGGGAAGACCGCCGCGGACCTCGCGGTGGAGTTGGCGAACACACAGCGAGCCCTCAAGGACGCCAACAAGGAGGCCGGCGACCGGCGCAAACGGCTCAAAGAGCTAGAGGACGCCGAGGAGGCCCGCAAGGCTGCCTCCCTAAGCGAGACCGAGAAGCTACAGAAGGAGTTGGAGGAGGCCCGGGCGGAGACCGCCAAGGCGACCGCCAACGCCCGCGAGATGCTCGTCCGCTCCGCCTTCGTGGCGGAGGCCGCCAAGGCGAGAGTCCTGCACCCCGAGGACGTCTACCTCCTGGCGGACAAGGCCGGCGTAGACGTGAACGAACAGGGAGCCGTTGAGGGAGTCGAGGACGCGGTGAAGGCCCTGGTAGAGGCCGGCCGGCTCCCGATGGCAGGCAAGCGGCCTGCACCGAACCTCGACGGTGGTGCAGGGGACGGCGACAGGACCAAGGACGCAATAGCGAAGCTGACGCCGGAGGAGATCCGGACCGCGAAGAATCTGGGCATCAGCCTGGAGGTCTACGCGAAGCGCAAGGCCAATCCGCCGGAGTCCCATCTCTCGAAGGTCTGATTGACGGAGACCTCCCGCGGTGTAGACTGACGCCAAATAGGGGCCGGGATGGCCCCGCACGAGAACGGGATCAGCCGGGATGGCTGGACGGTACAGAAGTCCGAACCATCGAAAGGAGCTGATCCAATGGGTCTGAGAGGATTCGAGTTCGTCGGCATGATCGACGGCTCCAACGCCACCCCCGTCATTCGTGACGTGGTTCTTGGCGTGGCCGCCGCCCATCACGTCGGGGACCTCGTTCTCATCCAGAGCGACGGATACGCCGACCAGGTCGCTGCCACGGTGACCGAAGTCACGGGCGTCATCCAGGAGGAGCTCGCGGCCGCGGCTATCACCGCCGGCACGACCAAGGCGAAGATCGCCATCCTCACCCCCAACCAGGTCTGGAGGGTCTCATCGGACGCCTCCACCATCACCGGCGTCCCGGGCTATACCAAGGCCTGCGACACCGCGGACTGCCGCACGTTCGACGCGTCGGATACCTCCGGCGGCAACATGGTCCTGCTCTCGAAGGACACGTTGGACGATGAGGGAAACGCTATCGCTGAGGTGCTGTTCTCGTACTGCACCTTCCAGCCCATCTGAGAGGGTGACGTCTGATGGCCATCTCAGCACAGTGGGCTGACCTCCTCGAACCAGGTCTCCGTGAGATCTTCGAGGTCCAGCGGGACGCCCTGACGGCTTCCTCCGTCATCCCCGTCCTGTTCAACCAGATCGGTTCATCGAAGGCCGCGGAGCACTTCCTCGGGGCCGGCGCGATGAGCGATTGGGACGAGTACAAGGGGCTCATCAACTACGACGATCTCGATGAGCTCTACAAGACGACCCTGACGCACAAGGAGTACGTGAAGGGTTTCGCCCTGGAGCGCAAGCTGTACGACGACGATCAGTACAACCTGATCAAGCCCCAGCCGGCGGCCCTGGCGATGTCCGCCATGCGTACCCGCGAGAAGCACGCTGCGTCGGTCTTCAACAACGCGTTCACGGCCGGCTACGTGGGGGGCGACTCGATCATCCTCTGCTCCGCCAGCCACCCGCTCGCCCCGACCCACGCGGCGGATGTCCTGGGGAACGCGGGCACCACGGCCCTGTCGTACGACTCCGTGATAGCTACCCGTAAACTTATGCGGGCCTACACGGACGACCGCCGCCAGCTTGTGTCGGTCAACCCCGATACCGTCCTCTACGGTCCCGGCCTGGCGGACACGGTGAACGACATCGCCAAGTCACAGGCGAAGCCCGGGACGGCCGACAACGACGCCAACTACGCCGGCTCGCTCGTCAAGAACTGGGTCCAGTGGGACTACCTTACGGACACCAACAACTGGTTCATGATCGACAGCCAGTTGGCGAAGCAACACCTCCTCTGGATCGACCGTGTGCCCCTGGAGTTCTCGGTGGATCCGACTTCGGACTTCTCGCTCGTGATGAAGTGCCGCGGGTATATGCGCTACAGCTTCGGCTGGAGCGACTTCCGCTGGGTCTACGGCCACGCCGTGACCTGAGGCGCGAGACTAGGACTGGCATGACAAAGTGCTGGGGGCCGGCGGGCGGAGATCCCGCTCGCCGCCCCTGGTCCTAACCGAAGGAAGGCTCACGATGGGCTACACCCATTTCGCCGGAGTAGACACCAAGCTCCTCAAGATCAACGGAACGGCCGTCACCACGCACCTCGGCATCGACGGCGTGACCGCCTCCGCGGCGGAAGTCAACGCCCTCACCTCTAGCGGTATCGTCACGGCGGACCTGGCGAAGCTCCACGCCTGCGCCGCGGTCATCGCC